ATTAAACCTCTTAGAAATTACGTATTAAGTGTATCTGAAAATAATCTAACAGTTGGTGTTAATATCGATTATCAAGATACTAATATAGTGTTAGGTTACTAAGAGAATGGTAAAAGGTTTAGAGCATACATTAAGAGATTTTAATCGATTACCGATAGAGATGCATAAGAGCTCAGTTAAAGAAGTTCTGCCTCAATATTTTGTTGATGAATATCCAAGTATCATATTATTTTTAGAATACTACTACGAATTTTTAGATGCTAAAAGTTTTGGATCTTTAGTAAAAGATGTTTATACGTGTAGAGATGTTGAAGATAATTCTTTAGAACAGTTAGATTTAATGTTAAATGAATTTGCATTATCAACTGGTGTTTTAAAGTTTCCAAAAGTACCAAGAGAAATTATTCGTAATTTTGCAAAGTTTTATAGAGTAAAAGGATCTAAATATTCGGCTGAAGGTTTCTTTAGAGCTTTTTTTGCTACAGATGCAGTTGTTCATTATCCTAAAAACGATTTATTTTATCTTAATGATTCCTCTTCTCCAATTGGAGTTGATGCTCAAAAAGTATTACAAGATGGAAAAATTTATCAATTGCTATCTCATCTAATTAGAACAGATGTTGGTATGCCTAGTTGGGAAGAATTATATAAAAAGTTTGTACATCCAGCCGGATTTTTCTTAGGCGCTGAAATAGTAATACAAGAGCCAGCAACCAATTCAATTATTTCTGGTGTAACTGCTAAAATATTTGATATACAACCATTCGCTGTTCATGGTGAAGCTTCAATATCTGAAAATTATTTTTATGATTCACTTGGTTCAAGACTAACAGCTCAGACTTTCCAAGAATTAGATATTACTTCACTTACATCAGAAATTTTTAATGGAAATGTTTATAATCTTAGATTACATACACAACCATTAAGAAATAATATATATCTTAATAGAACTATCACTGAGCTCGAGGCTGCGTATCCTACTACTTATGCTTGGGCAGCACAAACAAGAGAAATTTGGAATACTACAGCAGATAGCGCATCGTTTATTCGAAGTGATAGCAACCCAACGCTTTCTCTTGGAAATGGTATCGATTCTTATGGTTATCATGGCACATATCCATCCTTCTATGTAGGCACTGGAGATAATCCATCGTATATGACAAAGCCGTATCCATCTATTATTACTACATCTCTTGCATATGCAGAACAAGGCGCAGCGTTCTTTGAAGCTGATTCAGATATGACTCAACTTTATCCGCTATATGATTCTGATATTGTAGGATAAGTTAAAAAAAGTATATAAATATAGTTAACAAATATTAATATTTTTACTATTACAATTTGAGTACATATTAAGTTAGGAAAGAAATATGACAGCTATCGTCACTGATGATTTAAAATTTAACATCTTAAGCGCTTTACTGGGCGATTATAATACCTCAGGCACAGAATATTATATTGGTGTTGGAAGATCTGAAATTTGGGATAGTAATGATGCAGCTACTACTCCGATTAATGCCAAATTTGATATAATAGATTTTAAAGAACGGTTGCAATCCGTAAAAAAAGTAGAAGCTGCTAGTTTCGTTGTACCAAGACAAGATTGGGCATACGGAACAGTTTACCCTCAATGGGATGATAGAAGACAAGGTAGTTTAAGTGTTGGAACTAGGTATTATGTTTTAACAGATAATTACGGAGTATATATTTGTTTACGGACTGGCAGAAATAAACAAGGAGTTGTGCAACCATCTCTTGTGAAACCAAGTGGAAACGAAAACGTTGATCCGTTCTCGACATCAGATGGTTATGTATGGAAGTTTCTTTATACTGTTAGTGCTCTAAAAGCTAATTTCTTTTTGTCATCTCAGTATATGCCTGTTCATATTCAAGAAACAGCTCCAGATTCAAACTCAACAGGAATTGAAATTAAGCAGTGGGAAATTCAACAAAATGCTAAGCCAGGTAGAATTACTTCATTCGTAATGACAAACGGTGGCAATGGATATGGAACTACTGGAGCTTTGCCAAATGTCGTTATTCGTGGGAATGGAACGTTATCGTTCGGTGATTCTGCTACAAATTTTGTAACTGCAGTTATAGATTCAAATGCCGGAACAATTACTGCTATTAATACTAATCCTACTTCTGGAAATACATTAAGCTATTTAGATAGCTATGATTTCGCTGCTGTTACAATTTCTCCAGATGGATCTGGCGGTGACAGCGCTCAAGCAAGACCTATCATCGGGCCAACGCCAGGATTTGGCAGAGATGCAAGGAAAGATTTAAAAGCAAATGCTTTAATGTTTAGAAGCAAAATTTTAGATATTGATGATGATTTTATTTTATCTCAAGACTTTAGACAAATAGGTCTTTTAAAAAATCCAAGCGCCGGAGATTCTGCAGGTGACTTTTTTGCTCTTACTGGTATAGCATCTAGAAATATTAAATTATCAAGTTATACTATTGCATTTAATAAAGATAAAATTATTGAAGGTGTAAGTAGTGGAGCTAAAGCTTATATAGATAATGTAGATTCAAGTGTAACTTTAGGATCAAGATTATTTTACCATCAGTCTCCTGAAACTGGTTTTAAACAATTTCAAACTGGTGAAACTATTGCAGAAACAAATGGAAACGGTGAAGGTGTTATTGAAACACATGATAATCCAGGTGAAGTGGACAGATTATCTGGTGAAGTTTTATATTTAGATAATCGAGTAGCAGTTTCTCGTACTGCAAATCAGTCCGAAGATATTAAAGTAATAATCCAATTATAAGAGTAGAGTAATAACATGCCAATAAGCTTCTCAGAAAACTTGATGAATTCTACCTATAAGGATGATTTTTCCGATAGCGCTGGGTACAAAAGAATTCTTTTTAATCCGCGTAGAGCGCTACAAGCAAGAGAATTAACTCAATCCCAAACTATTATTCAAAAAGATATGGAGCGGTTTGGTCGAAATATCTTTAAAGAAGGAGCGATGGTTAATCCAGGTGGAATTAGTTTAAACGCTAATATTCAATTTGTTAAATTGCAGCCAGGCATTTTGCAAGCTCCTACTACTGCATTTGCAGCAAACACACTAGCTGTGCCTGGAGCTATTTTTAACGGATTAACTTCTGGTATTAGTGCTGAGATTATCTGTGTTGAAGACGGGGATGGAACAGCTGAAAATCCTCCTACACTTTATATTATGTATCGAAGTGGTGGATCGCAGACCGCTGGAACCTCTACCTTAAGATTTTTGCCAGATGAAACGATTCAAATAGATAACGGCAGTGAATCGTATAAAATTAAAGCTAATCATACTGAATCAAATCCATCGTACGGTCAAGGTGTACGACTATCAGTCGCATCAGGTGATTATTTTACGCAAGGTCATTTTTGTTTTGCTACATCTCAATCAATAATTGTTTCAAAATATAGCAATGATTTTACAGGGCAGGTAGGATTTAATGTAGTTCAGGATGTAGTCACCGCATCTGATAATGATGCGTTATTTGACAATCAAGGACAATTTCCAAATATTGCAGCACCTGGTGCTGACCGTTATAGAATAACTTTAACACTTGTAGTTAAACCGGCTAATCCTGGCTTAACTACATTTATGTATATTGCTAATATTATTAATTCAGTTATAGTAGAACAAGCAACAGGATTTAATCAATATAATAAAATTAATGATCTAATCGCTCAAAGAACATCTGAAGAATCTGGTAATTATGTTGTAGATCCATTTTATTTGACATACGATTCTGGTAGTAGTACAACCTTAGAAGCAGAATTAAGTCCGGGTAAAGCATATGTAAATGGTCATAGAATTAATCTACCAACTCGAACACAGATTTCGGTTAATAAAGCAACTACCTTTGCTGGTAATACTTCGACTGGCGATATTAGTTCTATTCCTGCAGAATACGGAAGTTATGTAATTGTATCGGCATTTGTTGGCGCATTACCTATGGATTCACCAAGTGGTAATCAAAAAACTACATTTCCAGCAGTTAATATTTACAAAGCTGATAATTCAGTGTTAGGAACTTGTAGAGTACGCCATGTAGATGCACCAGCAGCATTTGGTTCGAACTTTAGAGTCTTTATATTTGATGTAGTAATGACAGGTACAAATAGCTTTAGAGATGCAGTTAAAATTGGTACTAGTACAAGTGTTTATTCAACATTAGTATTAGAAGGAAGCCCTGCTGGAGCAGTTCTTAAAGAAGCAAATGATAATAATTTATTCTTTGAAGTTCCTTATAAAAGACCAAAAGATATTGCAATTGTTAATATGACTGTAATGCGTAAATTTACAGGAACTCCTTCAAGTAATTCTATAACACTTACTGGTTTATCTGGAGAAATATTTGATAATACTGGTGATTGGATTATAATGCAAGGAGGTACAGTCACTACTGCTGCAACAATAGGGTCTCCGGGTAGTCAGACTATTCAAATTACTGGCTT